TGAAAACAAATGGATAAGTAAAGCTAAAAAAGTAGTAAAAACTAATTATAAAGAATATCAACCTATATATGAAATATTTGTAGGCATATCATTTATTATAATTTTAGTTTTAGCAATACTTACTGCATTAAGTAGTTTTCTATAAAAAATGAACAATCACCACAAAGATTGTATTAATCACCTTACTTGTTTAGGCATTCCTTGTTGTTTGCTTAAACAATGCAAGTGTGAGGAACCATTCACTTTACAGCAACATATATCTACACCAGATATACCTATCAAAACTCCATCAGAATTACTCCAGGATGAATTGGAGCCGATTCTCTAAACCTTTACATACAAGTATTTTTATAATATAATATAGTCTATGAATCAAAATAATCCACAAGTTAAAATAATCGTATTGTTAAATGGTCAACATATGATTGGTAAAGTAATTAAAGAAGATGAAAAGGAACTTACTATTGAAGCACCTGCTGTTATATTAACAGGTGAAGATGGTAAGGAACAAAAAAGAATGTCATTAGCATTCGCACCATTTCTTCCATTCTCATCAGATAAAGTATTTACTTTTAGATCAGATATGATATTAACAACATCAATTCCAGCAGAAGCATTAACTAACGAATACAATCGTATGTTTGGTTCTGGTTTGGATATTATAACAAAGCCATCTTTAATAGTATAATTAAAGGTACTTTACTTCCAAGAAATTTTATAGTATAATATATGGAGTAAAGTAAAAATAAACAATATAGTACAACAAGGAGTAAATATATAATGACTATACTAAAAAGAATGTTCGGTAGAAAATCTTCTGCAAGAAGTGTAAAACCAACATTATCGAAAAAAGCGAAAGTGTTAAACCTTTTATCAAAAGGTGAAAACATTGCATGGAAAACGATCAGAGATAGATTTGATCTAGAATCTCCAAGAGCGATGATTGACACATTAAGAGCAGAGGGTCATATGATTTATGGCAATAAAGTTGCTGGTAAAACATATTACAGACTAGGAACACCAACAAGAGCAATTATTGCTGCTGGTATTCAAGCTTTATATGGTACAAAATTCAAATATTCTAATTGGAAAAATCCAGTAAGAAAATCTGAATTGTCACCAATTAACTAATTAAAGAATTTACTGAGAGGGCTAAATCCTTGCCAGTAAATAGTGGTGTGCCTTTATCTTCTTCTTCTTAGAATTGAAGAAATTTGTTATGTGCCTTCAAATGTGGCACACCACTCTTAATAAAAAGGTTGCGATATATTCGCGAGAAAAAATAAATGAATTCTAAAATAGGTACAAATTTTTACACTAACGTTTCCACTACAGCCAACGATGTGCTCGTTCGAGCAGTCACTGATGTTGGTACTCGAATCCAAGAACGAATCCCTTTTAAACCACACTGTTATATTACCAAAGGAACTGGTGATACACCCTACAAAACACTAGACGGAAAACCTTGTTATAGAGTTAATTTTGACTCTATGAAACACGCAAGAACATTTTTTGAAGAATTTAAAACAATCTCTAATTTTGACGTGCATGGAATGCTTTCATTCACTCATCAATATATTAATCAAGCATATCCTGAAGCAAGTTTAGATTTTGATTATTACAAAATAAGAATCTATTCTTTAGATATAGAAACAACAACTGAGAATGGTTTTCCAGATGTAAATAATCCAACTGAATCTATTATACTTCTTTCAGTACAAGACATTCATACTAAAAAAATCATCACATGGGGATTAAAAAAATATACAGGAGAACGTACAGATGTTGAATATCGTGCTTTCCCTGATGAGAATGCTATGCTTGATGATTTTATTAAGTGGTGGCATAAAAATTGTCCAGATATTATTACTGGTTGGAATGTAGGTGCATTTGATACAGTTTATCTTTATAAAAGAATTCAGATATTGCTAGGTGATTACACTGCTAAAAAATTAAGTCCATGGTCTTTTATTTCATCTAAAACAGTTTCAGTAAGAAATAAACAAACAACATATATTGATTTTGAAGGAACATCCCTTTTAGATTATATGAGTTTGTATAAGAAATATACTTATACGAATAAAGAATCTTATAAGCTTGTTGATATAGCACAAGATGAATTAGGTGTGACTAAATTAGATCATAGTGAATATGCTTCATTTAAAGAATTTTATACAAAGAACTGGAATAAATTTGTTGATTATAACATAAGAGATACTGAATTAATTACTCAACTAGAAGATAAAATGCGTCTTTTAGAATTAATTGTCACTTTTGCATATAAAGCAAAAGTTAATTTTACTGACGTTTATTCTCAAGTAAGAACTTGGGATATGATTATTCATAACCACCTTATACAAAAAAATATTATTATTCCACCTAAAAAGCCAATAGGAAAAAGTCAACAATTTGAAGGAGCATATGTAAAAGATCCAATCTTAGGAATGCATAAATGGGTTGTTGGGTTTGACTTAACTTCACTTTATCCACATTTAATTATGCATTATAATATCTCGCCAGAAACAATTCAAAATAAAACTTACAAATCAGGAGTAGATCATTATCTAAACAATCCAGCTGAGTTTCAAGATGATGAAACTGTTGCTGTAAATGGTTCAGTTTATACAAATAAAATTGAGGGGATGCTTCCTAATATTATGAATACTTTTTATGCTCAAAGAGATATTGCTAAAAAGAAATTAATAGAAGCTGAAAAACAATTTCAAACAACCAAAGATCCTAAGCTTAAAAAAGTTATATCAAAATATAATAACGAACAGATGGCTTATAAGATCGCTCTGAATAGTGCTTATGGTGCGATAGGTAATGAACATTTTAGATATTTCGACATACGTATGGCTGAAGCAATCACACTTGGTGGACAACTTGCCATAAAATGGATTCATAATAAGATGAATGATTATGTGAATAAAATTTTAAAAACAGAAAATAAAGATTATATTATTGCAGTTGATACAGATTCAATTTATGTAAATTTTGAAAAAATAGTAGAGAAAGCATTCTTAGATGTACCTGATAGAGCAAAGATTGTAGCATTTATAGATAAAATTTGTCAAGATAAAATCATACCATATATTAATACTTGTTATGATGAATTAGCAAAACGTCATAATGCTAAGAATAAAATGATAATGAAACGAGAGAGTATTTCTGATAGAGCAATATGGACTGCTAAGAAAAGATATATTCTTTCAGTATTAGATCAAGAGGGTATTTCTTATAGTACACCAAAATTTAAAATAATGGGTTTAGAAATTGTTAAATCAAGTACACCTATGATTGTAAGGAAAAAACTTAAAGATGCTCTTCCTATTATATTATATGGCAATCAATATGAATTATTTAATTTTATTAACAACTATAAAAAAGAATTTTATAGTTTAAGACCAGAACAGATTGCATTCCCTAGATCATGTCAAGGTATAAACGAATATGCTGATTCTGTAAAGATTTATAAACTATCAACACCAATGCATACTCGTGGTGCGTTAATGCATAATCATTTTGTAAATAAAATGAAACTAGCGAAGAAAATTGCTCTTATAAGAGAAAGTGATAAAATTAAATTCATACATCTTAAAACACCAAATCCTTTACAATCTACAAATGTAATTGCTTTTTTAGACACACTACCAAGTGAATTTAAAGTAGATCAATATATTGATTATGATACAATGTTTCAAAAGGTATTTTTAGATGCTTTAAAGTTGATGACTACACCATTAGGGTGGAAAACTGAAGAAACAAGTAGCTTAGAGGATTTCTTTTAAATAAGCCATTGATTTTATTAACTTTTTTCTTCACAGAAAGCTTTACTTTTAATAAAAAATATGGTATAATATAGGGTGTATGAGTAATAAAAGTATATTAAAAACTAAAGATATATTAACTGCTATTGATGTGTGTTCAAATATATTAATAGACACATTAAAAGACGTTGAATATCTTGAAACTAAAAAAGCAGAGGGTGATCTTGCTGATAGTGAATATCAAGAATTACACTATGCTCGTGGATATTCTGATGCTATTCGTACAACAATAAAATACTTAGAAACAATAAAATAAACTATATGATGAAAGGCACTAATAAAATATGATTATAACGAGACCAAGATATAAAAAACCAATTAAAAGTACAAGAGTCTGGCAAGAAGAAAGTAATGCTAATGCCATAGCATTATGGAATGCAAATAAGCAACTAGTTGAAAACTATGGTGAAACAGACAAAGTGACTGGTCGATATAATAAATTTGATGGCAATGCAAAAAAACGTATTTTAAAAAAATTTATAACACATAATATTTTAGAATGCAAAGAGTATATTATTGAATTTAAAGATAGAACTTTCTCTTACTTTGATATCTATAATGGTAAAAAAATAATAAGCAAATGTGTTCGAGATGGTGTTTTTATTGAATGTGGTTTATATAAGGGTAAAGTTCTTCATAATCAAAAATATGAAAATTTAATGGCTCTTGGTAAATTATTAAACAAAGAAGTTCTTTATGCGTCTATAACTAAAGATAATGTTATAATTGTTCATAATTTATCAAAAATTAAAACAGATGAATTAAAATATCAATTAAGATGGGTACTTGACAATTTTAATCAATCAGATAAACATAAAAGAAGATGGGGTAATGAATTTGTTAGATTTAGTGAATCAGCATATTTCAATAAAGTAGATGATTATAAAAGAGGTGATAAATTACCAGCTATAATGACTGAATTACTGAAGCCAATGTATTTGTTGACTGAAGAACAAGGTGAAACATATTTTAAACATGTTTAAATTTATATTTAAAGTTTTATTAGTATTTTGTGTTGTATTCACAATACATAGTTTGGCTCGTAAGAATCCAACCTATGATGCTGTAGTTTTAAATTTAATTCCAAACAGCTGTGATCGTGAATGTAAGAAAAAACTATTTGAAGCTGAGATGGAAGAC